CCAAAGTAACGCCATTAGCAATGACATTGCCAGCTACTGTTAAATCACCACTAAATGAACCTGTGCTAGTAGTAATAGCTACTCCAGAGATTGTTCCACCAGTAATAGCGACATTAGATGGGTTAATAATCACACGAGCATCTAGTGCTTGTTGAACTGTAGTTGCTACATCTGGCGCTGTTGGTGTGTATGTGACTGAACTTGCTGTGCTTGATGCAGTACCACCGCTTGGTAACACGGATGCAGCTCGATAGTCATCGGCTGCTGTTAGTGTTTGTACCAGTCCAGCACCGTTAACAATTAAGCGATACAAGAACTTATACTCTGGGCTAATACCCATACCAGCAAGTGATGGCAAGGCGGCTGCCCTTGCTGCTGTAACTGTGTTATAACCAGCAATGTTACCTACTGCTACTGTTTCGAGTACTGCGTAAATTGGAGTGCTTACATCTGTGGTTGCGTAAAGAAATACGTTAAAGTAACGTGCTGAAGATGTAATAGTTACTGCTGTATACGTGTCTCCTCGTGTCGCCATTAACCCTGTTGAAAATCTATACGGTAATGTACTTGATTGAGAAATAATAGTATACGTAGAAGCGCCTGTCTGCCTTAAAATACGGCAAGTAGTTGAAGTTGGTATGGTGAAATTAATGTCTTCGTCATAAATGTTCCCAGCACTAACAGAAAAAGTTGTATCAGCATTTGTTGTGCCAGCAAAGGTAAATGCTAAACCTGCGCCATAACGAGTACCAACTGTATTATGAGCCCATACGTGCCATGCTGAATCGCGATCAAAACCGTGTCGTTCATCATTAACGGCACCAAGGTTAGATCCATTCCACATAACAGTCGCAATAATAACATTACCGCTTGTTGATGTTAGTCCTGGGAATGTAGTTGAGTTAGTTAGTGTTCCAGCAGAATTAAAGTAAACATAATACAAACCAGCAGTTGAACTGATAGTCGTCGACACATCAGTATTTACTACATACTTGACTGAATTGTTATAATAGGTAAGAGGTGTAGTAGAGCAAGACAACGTGAAAGTCGTAGTAGTTAGACTCGATGGCAACGGAGCAGTTGTTGTACGAGATAATACACCGTGAAAAGCATGTGAGTTAACAGGATCACTTCCATTTGGGTAGTGCTGAGTTCCGTGAGTACGTGTAGCACCTACATCTACTACTGAAGTAACGGTGCCAGCAGTAGTTTTTGCGATGTATAGTTTGCCATCTTCCGCGTTCGTGGCCATCTCCCCTATTGATAAATCACCCGTAGTTGGTACTTTACCAGGGACAACGCTGTTCTTGATTTTAATTGTGTTAGTCATACGACTATCCTTTATGTTTTTATTTAGACAGGAGTATACACCCCTGTGGTCATTCAATTGTTTCTATCAAAAAGTTCCGGCGTCAATCGTAGATGTTACGAGCAATACATTTGCGCTTAGACGAGCATCACTCAACGTGCCAGTAGCAATGTTAGTTGCCACCAAGTTTGTAATCGCACTACCATTAAATGCTGCTGCTGTGCCGCTGCTGAACTTAGTCACATCAAGCGTCGAGCCCGTAGTTAGCACCGTTGAGTCAATAGCAAAAGTAGTACCCGTCAATGACAAGCCAGTGCCTGCGCTGTAAGTTACGAGCGAACCGAACTGTGTGAACACTAATGCAGTTGTACCTAACGAGATAGAACCAGTCGTTGACAGTGTCCATTGCGTATCTTTCTGCGATGTACCGTTCTGAATAAGAATAAACGAACCGTTACGTACTTCGGAGTTGTCACCACCTGGGCTGTTATCAAAGTCGCTGCTACGTGTCCAAGCACCAGCCGCTACATCATAGATACCATTTTGTGTTGCATCTGTTTGGTTCTTAACCAACACACGTTGACCAGCAGTAACGCTATAACCGTCAATAGTTTGTGTACCAGAAAGAGTAATGTCAGCAGTAGTACCAGCAGCAACTGGATCTTTTACTGTAATGCCCAACGACATTGTATCAACATACGCTTTACTTGCTGCATGTAACGCATTTGTTGGAGTTGAGTTACCAAGAGTAACGTTACCAGTGAAAGTTGGTGCTGATAAATTAGCCTTTAAGTTTAACGCTGTTTGCTGTGCTGTTGATACAGGCTTGTTTGCGTCAGATGTATTATCTACATTGCTGAGACCAACATCGCCTTTTGCTAATGTGACGTTACCTGTTTTCCCCGCTACAGATAAAACTGTATTAACTTGAGCACCTGATTCGATACCAGCAAGTTTAGTTACGTCGCTGAGTCCGCCAATTTTTGCTACTACAGCACCAGTTTTACCGATGAATAGGTTGTCGCTTAACTCTGAGTAAGCAAGTTCGCCTACGCCAAGAGTTGGTGGTGTTGCAGTTGTGGAACTGCGTTTGATTAAGATTGTGTTAGACACGATGTGTTTTCCTTTATTTGATGAAGTTGTTGATCACTATCGAACTTCGATTACCTGTTTTGGTCAGGCTCCATTTAAGTTACTAGATCGCGGCACTTCCACTTCAAATAACTTGGCTCTTTATACTATTTAGTGTATTATCGGAAGCATTACTTTTAGGATTTTTATGAACGAAGAAATGAAAGAGATACCTGGATACAGTGGACGGTATTCGATTACAGTTGATGGTAGAATAATGGACAATAAAAGAAATAAATGGTTAAAACTTGGATTGCATCGTGGAGGCTACACAATGGCTACACTGGATGACGGTGTTAAATCTAGATTCAGAACTGTACACCGATTAGTTGCCATTACTTACATCCCCAATCCGAATAATTACCCGTATGTTTGTCATAGAGAAGAATCGCACCCAAGCAATAATCATGTCTCTAATTTATTTTGGGGTACACCACACATGAATAGTGTAGACATGAGTCGCAAAGGGCGGGCCAAAAATAACAATACCAAATTATTAGACAGCCAGGTTCTTATAATTCGGCAGTATCCAAATACTAAACAAATGAAATTGGCATTGTCTTATAAATTTAGAGTTTCAACTAGCACAATACACGATGTTCAAACTGGTAGAAAATTTAAACATCTCTACCCGTCAGTGCTAAAACCAACCTGAGTCTATAGTAGTTGTATTGAGGTTTGGCTGTGTAATTAATACAACCCATACACCATTCTCATAAACTTTAAGAAGTTTATTTGCTGAATCCGCCCACAAATCTCCCTCTGACACACCTATCGTTGGTTCCGTCGCTTGCTGGAAGAATAGTTGTGAAAGTGATGTGATTGCTGTCTGTAAGTTGACTGTTGTTCCGTCAACGGTTACGTTTATGTCTGTTGCTGTTGTTGAGCCAGGTGGGCCAACATTTCCTTGTGGGCCTTGAGGACCTGGTACTGTTGAGTCAGCACCACGTGGACCATAGCCACCGTACTCTGCCAACCCAACTTGGTATGCTGTATCTGCAAGAGCGACTTTTAAGTTTGTCTCTGCGACACCGATTTGTACCGATCCCTCGCCACCTATGGTTACGTTTAAGTCTGCCATAGTGTTATACTCCGTCGTTGCTTACGAGAATCAAGAATTGTATTTTTTGTATCGCAGGTCCAACTGATGCGTTATCTTTAACCGTCAAGTAGCCGGTGTAAACGATTGGCATTTGCGAATCTGGGTCTGCTGGTTCAACTGCTGTAATGATCGTTGGAATGTGGACAAATCCAATTCCATTTACTGCGTCAGTTACGTATACGTATGTGTCTAAATCAAAGGCAACGGCACCTGCTTTTGTTCCTAATCCGACAATGTTGATACCGTTCTTAGTATCGCTAATGTATGCTGCACTTCGCTCAATGAGTTTAAACTCAAAGCTAAAGTTAGTGATGTCGATTGGGAGATTGTTTTTAGTAAACGTAAGAACTTGCTTACGTGCTTCGCCTTGTAGGAGCGATAAACAGAGAACGTTTCTGTCGCCTCCCAGGGCCGCTTGAGTTTCCTTGGTGATTCGCATACGATTATTACCTCACTAGGTGTATGGGTGTGATAGTCACCGAGGTACTTCTCGACGGCTATCTATTATTTAGCGTCTGCGGATAACGGGCCATTCCGATTCAGGTAATTGCTCAAGTTCCAGTGTAGTGAGATTCACTTTATACCTATCAATGTTAACCATTTCTGGTATGTCTATGTGAACTCGCGTATCCTCAAAATCTAAGCTATAAAATACTTGTGAGATGATAGCGCCGCTTGTTTCATCATAAAAAACTTTAATCATTTTATTGGTATCCTAAAATAGATAATGTCATACCACCACCCGATGCTTGTGGGTACACAGTAAAGTTATAAGGGAAAATTAATTTGTCACCTTCCTGATCCAAATCATACGTAGCTAAAGGTGACAAGTAAAAATCATAAGTTCCTGGACCTGCATTATAGATAGCGGTAACTGAATTCTGAGTTTGCCAGTCAACTGTAGTTTCTTGAAGTTTAGTTCCGTCCTTAAACACCTGCATTAGCATTGGTACAAATGCGTATAAGCTTCTTACTTCTATTGCCCCACCTATTTTTACTTTATAGTCGTAATTAGCGAGTATACTTTGTAAAGTTAGCACCATCTGAGAATAATGCCTGCTCGAGGTAAAACTTAGATGTGATTGAACCGCTAAGTCATCTTGACTAGCAGGGTATCCTGGCCAATTAGTATCCCAAGTACCGCTTGATCCAGTAAATGTGTTAAATGTAGATTGGATAGACGATGTTGATAAAGTTAAAATTCCTTGATCGACCTGAGTCTGTATACCAGTACCACCTGAACCACTTGGTTTTAAGAATGTGTTCAATAACTTTAACAATGCGGCGGTAGTCATCATCCCACTTATGCTACTACCATCATTGTTCTTAATGAGCGTAGCATCTGTTACCGCACCTGGTACTTGAACTGGATTATAAACAGTAGTATCAGATGGCAGTGAGAATTCACTTACACCATCTTTGTTTACCGCTCGACACTTAACTACGAATGAACTTGCAGATGCAGTATCAACATTGATCGTTATTGGTGTTGATAACGGAAATGATGCACTGCCACTTGGTTGTGCACGAAGTAGCGTATACAGCCTATCTGCTTCTGTCATTGCGACATCTGGTGAACTCCAAAACTCTATCGTATCCACTAACCCGCTTACGAGCGATGTAGTAATAGCAAGCGATGGTTGTTGTGCTAATTCCGTCTTAGCAATAGTTGGCTTAGTTGGTGCTTGTAATGACGATAACGGAGTAATGCCATCGCTATCCGTTCTTACATAACGAGATAAGGTTGATTCGTCGTATACAGATGCATCGTATTCCAACGCAGTAATGTTTATCTCAATAGCGCCAGCATCACTATCTGCTTCACTAACAGTTATTACACGAAATACTTTACTTGTAAATCCAAGAGTAGCGTTTGTGACATCAATCAAGTCACCTGCCTTTACACCTATTTTACTAAAGTCGGTCGTAAAAGTTATGACTTTATCTACACGTGATTGCTTTAACTCAATAAACGACAGCAGTTGAGCTTGGACTGGATTGGTAACTACTTGGTAGTTCAAGTTCAAAACATTCTCATACTCGTTCGCTAATCGTTCTATTGCTGGAATACTGATTTGAATAAAGTCTGTCTTACCTTTCAGATCCTCATGTGGGTAAACGACCTTAACTGTGTTATAGATCTTATCAAGTGGTGTAAGAGATAACTTGATTGGTCCGATGATGTTGTCATCCGTGAACGAGTGACTTGACGTACCTGCTTTGTTTATAACTACGGCAAATTTACCTTCATGTGTGTCGTATGTAATCCACGTGCCGCAAGCAGATGCTAGTGTTGACAAGTTATCAAGCACTGAACGATCTGTGTTAATAGCACCGTTGATTGTGTATCGCGAATCTAATGTTGTAATTCCCATTTATTAATCCTTTAATACGCAGCTATTTTACGCACGTACATTGCTAGTAATACCCTACCTGCTTGTGGATTTCTGAAAATAGTATCACTCCACAAATACTTAGATGTACTTATTGGGCTGCCACCAGCAGCAATCCATGTGTCAGTAAACACACGATAAATTCCTGCATTGTCCATTGACGATGTAAAACAATCATAGTTACTAAGCAACATACCTTTTCCTGGTACTGCATTAATAGCAGTCATTAATGTTGTCCATTCAGTTATTGATGGAACAAACCACCCAGTGGACCCATTAATTGTAGCAGTTGCCAAATAGTTATACATGTTACGTGATACATCACCATACGTTTTTAATGTTGTGTCTGATGAATTAGCAGCACCATCAGTTAAACTATTTGTAGTAGTTGGATGAATGCGGGACATAGCATCTGATGGGTCCGATAATGTATCATCCCAAAAATCCATAAAGTTTGGTAGTACACCATTGCCGTAGTTAGGGCAATTCCAAGAAGGTAAGTTTTGATTATTAACAGACGATTGTGGGTGACTCGTCACGTAGTAATACCCGTTATAGTAACCGGCAAAGTAACCATTATTCCAGTAATCACCTATGTTTGCTGGGGCATACGCCGCTTCAGTCAACCAAACAGAAACAAAGCTATAAAATACTAGTGATGTACGAGCAAGAGTTGTATAGAACGATAAGTTAGATGTTGACCCCGTATTAGACACCCACTTATACAAAGTAATCTTTGCCAATTCAGCATTTATGAATGCTTTGGTACCTGAGATCGACATAGAGTTGCCGCTTTGTACCACGCCATTTTTCCAAAATACACCTGCTCCTGTGGACTCAGTGATACTAAACGAGTAAATTGATGTGTCTGGAATAGTAACATCAGTTATACTAAAACCGCCGAACGTAATGTTTTGTGTGCTTGTATAAAACATTGAGCGTGGAAAATCAAACCCTAATGTTGACCTAAGTATAATCATCTTCTGTTTTTCAACAATAGTTGCCCCAGCACTAATAGTAGTACCATTAAATGTACCACCAGTTACAAACTTTTGTTTTAACAACATTACTGAGTCGTAATTACCGGTTCCTGGTGTAAGAGAAAGAGATGTAAAGTTAAAGTTAGTTGTATGCTCTCCAAAAGTTAATGGGTTACTTACATTCTTATAAATTATCCCAGTTCTTTGTGTCCAGCCAGATTTAGTAAACGAGCACGTTACGTTTGGTACTTCAAAGATAACTGTGTATGCTTGTGAGTAGTGAGGTAATAGTGTAAACACACCGAGAGTTGTACCATTCATTGGCACATCAATAAGGTAAGTCACATCAGATGTGCCACCACTTATTGCAACATAAGGCACACCAACATAGTTGATGTCAAACTCACTATACGATACATGAGTAGCACCAGACCAAACATCAATGCTCGCTCTTAGATTGTAATCAACTGCTAATCCTGAATAGAAAATAGCACTTGAGAAAAAAGTATTACATTGAGCTTCTGTACCAGTAAAGGTATAAGTTTGTGTTGCTTGTGTCCATCCGAGAAATGTAGTAAGTGATGTACCTCGAGAGATAACACCACCACCTGCTGTAAGTAATTTAATGTTTACTGTGTATGTCCTACCTAAATTTTCACTTATGTATGGCACGCTAGTTGGAAATAAGTTAGTACCTTGATGTATTGTAAACGACCTCGCGACACTATCATTGCCTATTGATCCATGTGTGACACCTACAGTCCAATTTTGTGTAGTAGCATGAGTCTCACCCGAATTCCAGTAATAGAAATCATAGGTTAATGTTCCTGGTGACGCATACAAGTATTCAGGTGTAAGAGTTAGTGACGCTAAAATAGTATTAATTGTCGATTTGTTACCACGAATGGTTGCTGTCTTTGTTGCGTCATCAAACGTAAAGATAGTTCCACCAATAAGGGTTGTATTTGGCTGACTGGCTAACGGCGAGCTGGATGAAATAGTTTTAACAAAACCAGCAGTGCCAGTTATAGTGCATACATAAAGTAAAGCAAGGTCGAAGGATGTCTCACCAACATTTATTAGTGTTGGGCCACCAGTTATGGCGGCTGGTGCATCCTGATCATACACCTGGCTAGTAGTTGCTGTAAATTCAGGTGTGCTTGCTACAGTTACGTTATTAGTCCAGGAAGCAAGCACTGTGGTTCCTAACTTTAACTCTGACGTGTATGAATACGCTCCAGAAAACTCAGGCCCCATCTCAATTAAAGGAGCCTTAACTATCTCCCATACTGATTTTGATGCGATACCAGAAACAGTATAATGCCCTGTCATAGTATCCCAGTCAATAACTTCAGATGCAGTACACCCTGCTGGTAATGTACCCCATAATGCTCTATTTCTAGTAATGTGTGTCATCGCCAGCGCGGATGGCAAAGTAATTGTATAAGTTAGAGGCGTTGCTACCGATTGCATCTTAGTAACAGCAATTCCAGGTACAGTATTAAAAAGAGTTCCTTCAGAAGCACTTATAGTCGCAGGTGTAGAGCTTGTACTTTCAAATGCAAATGGCCTATCATCCTGAAAGTTGACGCTTGTGTTCGCGTAATTGTTTAATTCACTTAATGAGTTCATCTATAGTAATCCTATTAGTAGCTGATTGATGTAGCAGCAATGCCTGCACCGTATCTCGTATTCGTCATGTAGTCATAAAGTACATCACCTGGTTGTGTGAGTGTATTGCTTAGTTTAAATGTCAATGACGGCACACCAGTAAATCCTTTTTCTCTGCTGTATGTGACTTGGCAAACAACAAATACGTACTTAGACATAGTGTATGTGGATTCCCAGTTAGGTACATTGTTCCAAGCAAGAGTAGCTGCGGCTGTATAGCCAGTAGGAGAAGTGGAGATAGTTGAACTATTGTTATAACACCAAATCTTTACTAACCCGTTGATGTTTGTATCAACATTACCACCTTCATCCGTTAGAGAAGCACAAGTAATACCGTCTGCTTGAAACGCAATCTTAGACTTACCTAAATAGATCTCACTAAACGAAATAGTTGAGTCGCCACCTGTTGGTCCAAGAGTGCCTGTTTTTTCACAAATAGTAATGACATAAGTCATAACTTTTCTGTCAGCACTCATAACTGCATCAGTTATGATACCTGGTACGACCGCTGTGCCGTATACAACAGGAACCTTATTGTCTTGGTTTGGTGGTAGGTTGATTTGTATACCATAATCCATTTGCGCTCGTGTAGTCGTAGTATTCTTCTTTGCATCAGAAGCGATACTATCTTGTACTTTGTTTAGTGCGTAGCCAGTTACGACTGTAGACAAAATGTTGCCCGCGGTCTTATTAGATCCGAACCAATCTACTACACCACCAATAGCGCCTGTTACATCATCCCACCAAGACATAGTTAGTTACCCCAATAAAATTGATCAGGCTTTTCTATCTGATACTGTCGTAATCGAGATAGATTTATACCTAATTTAACAAGAGCTTCAGCTCGAGTTTTAAATTTACCAGCTGGTGTAACCAGTAGTAAATCCTTCTTCCATCCCAACCCTAATGGTGGTGCTGGGAACCCTTGTTTGATACTTTGCGTATTCTTATTCCATTTCTTAAATTTTCTAGCGTCACTAGTATTCTGATTTCTAGTAGCACAGTAAATGTTATCTATGTGATAAGGTCCAGTATCACCATACCTGCACATGCATAATTGCTTACCTGACTGAGTTGTTGGATAGTTTTTATCAACTCCATTTGATAACCACCAGTTATACCATTCATCAAATGTAATCAAGAACTCTCTGCCATGGGCTCTTGCACCTTTACGGTGTGTTTCGTATCTTACAAATGCTTCGTAATTTTCTCTCATACTTGTGATCCAAAGTTGATTTTGGAATTAGCCAACGAAGGTACTCGATCCATAGACTTGTCTGTTGGGAAGAATAACTTTTGATCCGCTGGGTTAGTTCTGCGGCCGGCATTACGCCCAGCAACCATACCAACTTCAGATTTACAAATGAGGCTGATAGTTGAGGATGCATTTGCACCATCTTGGTTGTCTGTTATTGAGTAATTGTTCACGATACCTTTAAACTTACCTGTTGGGTTCCCTGCAATACTTAGCAGTGCCTCATTCGCTGGAGTATAAAGTCCCCGAATAACTGTAATAGCACTACCTTTAACCGGCAGCGACATAAACTCAGCAAGTGTCTTATTTGGTACACCGTTTAGCGTAATAGTTAGTTCTGAATTGTTTAGTCTCAACTCAGAACTTGTATCAGTTATACCCATAAAGTATCCCACACCGTCGTATGTTTCACCGTTGATAATCAATGACGATTTATAATCTGACATGCGTATAACTGCACTGCCAGGTATCTCTAACTTGACAAACATTACGCTTTGTAGATAGCGGTATAACGATAGATCAACCATGTTATGCTACCACCTGTTGAAATACGAATGGGCCATCCCACATCGTTTGGTTACGTGCACCTATTGTCCACTTAGGGAACGATGTGCAAATCACATTAAATGTTTGTCCTGATAAGCCCACAGTATTACCTAACCAGGTTGAATACCCGCTGTTACTAAAAGCTATGGTAGTTGTAGTGAAACGATCCACCACCTCAGCGGCTGCGATTAGTGTGCGTAGTTCAGTCCACGGAATACCATCTGGTAGTTTAACAGTAAAGGTCCATGGCTTACTACCACGAGATACTGCTCGCACAACACCAGAGCGGGTCATAGTTTGTGCTACTATTGGGTGGCGATCAATACTGATTTGTTCAGCTCTGTCGCATACGAATTGAAATTCTGTTGTCATAATCTTTTTATCCTGTTAATTTGCTCATTTTATTTTACTTCTTGCATACCCAGTGCTATACTACACTATGCCTAGAAAAGCCCCACCCCTCGACGTATACATTGAACGATTTAAATCCTATACCAAAATTGATAGCAACGGATGCTGGATTTGGCAGAGTGGATTTAAAGGCGAATACCCAAGATTTTACTGCAAATACGACGGGTACATTGCAGGCCATAGATTTAGTGCAAAATACCTTAAAAAGGTTGTCAGGGGGCCTGACAACATTATTTGCCATACGTGTGATAATCCTAAATGTGTTAATCCAGACCACCTTTATGTTGGCACCCACAAAACCAATAGTCAAGACATTATTATTCGTAGAACTAGACCTTTCCCGTTGAGTGACGAACAGATTTTGTTTATTAGATCTAACCCCCAAATAATTAATGCTGATTTCGCTAGAATGTTTAAGGTCAACGATGGCACCATTAGCCGTATTAGAAATTATCATACCTGGAAACATCTTATACCTCCTACTTAGGCCTTCATGCCCTTAGAACCTTGAAGGGTTAACGCATAAATTAGTGATGGGTCACGTGCTAGCATCTGTGCGAATGAGGATGCATCGTTAGCGTTAATGGTGTAGTATACATTAGTAACTCCACCACCCTGTGCAGATACACCACTACCCGGAGTAATGTTAGCTGGGCCAGTAATCAACTCAGGTCCTTTCTCACCAACTATACCAAACTTACCTGCTGGTAATGAACCACCACCAGCAAAGAAGCCACCAAAGAAGTCGCTTATGCCGCTTGTAAACGAACTAATACCATCACCCAAACTAGATAGAACGGATGTAAGTCCACTATCTTGCTGTTGTGATGATCCACCAAATCCTTGTCTACTTGCGTATCCGGAACTGTATTGTGCTGTGCTTTGATTATCAGAAGCAAATAAATCACCAATGCCAGTTATTACACTTGATAATGGACTACCGCTCCCAGCACCGCCTGCACCACTACCAAGGAGTGAACTTGCTGCACTAAATGCACCACCTACTCCACTACCTGGCCAGTTAGTAACAAATACTGGTGTACCGTCTTTAGCACCAGATCCACCGCCAAAGATGCTGCTTACTGCACCCATGATACCTGTGTCTTGTTTTTGTGATGTTGCACTACCTGACGATCCACCGCCAAACAACGAGCCAATAGCACCCATCAATCCACCAGTGCTGTCTTTCATTCCGTTCATCATGTTAGCAAATGTTTGCTGTATTTGAGAACGCAATAATGTCTCTAACATGTCAGCAGCGAACGATTTCCATTCAAACTTACCAGTCTTAGCAAAGTTTACTAGAACATCTTCCATGCCTTTAAACGACTTAGTAAACAAATCTTCCGCTTGCTTTGCTCCATTAGTTGCTTCATCAACATACTGATTCATTGCCTTGGACCAGCCAGTGCTAAAGTCTCGTGATTGAGCAATTACTTTATTTGTCTTAGCGATGATACCATCATAGGATGCTGAGATCTTATTTCTTATTTCATTTTCTTCTTCTGCATTTGCCTTGCGTCCACGAGCAGCCTCGAATGATTTAAGTGCAGCTTCTTGTTCTGATTTTATCTGATACTGTATGTTACTGATACGCTTTTCGCTATCAGTCATAGTCATTTGTGCTGACTCTTTATCCAAGTCCATTAACTGTTGCTTTGCTTTATCTTGTGCATCTAAGAACGATGATTGTATTGCAAGTAAACCATTACGTTGTAGCTCAGCCTCTGTAATTGCCTTAGCAGATACTTCAATGTCAGTGTATGCTTTCTTTTGATCCTCTAATGCAGAAATTGTTTGTCTAATTGCAGCAACTTCTTCGCCAGTAATACCTTTCTTTTTAAGTTTTTCTTTCTGATCAGCTATTTGTTGATCAACTTTAAGTAAGTCATTACCTGCTTTTACTTCTGCGTCAAACTGTGCAAGCGAAACATCTTGCGCCTCTTTAGTAAGTCCAACATTTTTTATCTGAAGTGCAATGCGTTCTTTAGTAGCGGATAAACTATCCTGCATTGCCTTAGTTGTAGCTTTTACCTTTTCTGTTTCATTAGATAACCCAGATACTAACTGAGTTTGTGCCCATGCTTTTTCAGTTGCTGCTTTTGCTGCTGCCGCTGCCGCTGCTTCTTGTATAGTGCCTGATTGTTCTGTAGTTGTATTATTCTCTTTTTGTGCTGCTGTCGCCCGTTCTGTGGCATCAGTTACACCAAGTAAATCTGAAATCCAATTAGAACCGCCACCCCCATTAGAAATACCGTCTTTACCCCATACTGCTTGATAGACTGCTGTCATTGATCCAAGCAGCAATAGGAATGCGTTTAATGGACCAAGCGCCGCTGCCGTACCTGCTGATAATCTTACTAATGATGCACCCAAACCAGTTGCTGCAACTGATGCACCTCCCATAGCTGGGATACTTGCTGCCGCTACTGCATCAATACGAGCAATACTTGCTGCCGCGCCCGTAGCTGCGACTGCCGCTGCTTCTTCTGCGACTGCTAATCTCGCTGTTGCTGCCGTCAATGCGTTCTGAGCCGCTATGGTAACTGTTGATTCAGCACCATTGGCTGCTAACGCTGCATTATACCGTATAGTTGCAACTTCAACTGTTGTTATAGCTGAGCCAACACGAGCGTATGCACCTGACAAGAATGTGCCTAATGCACGTGATTGATTAACAATTGCCGCAGTAGCGACATTAGTTGGTACTACTGTTGAACTCATCAACCCAGCAAGTGATCCAACCGCTTTCGCTATCGTACCAAATGCATTGATGGTTGCTGATGTGGCAAATAGCGCCAATGCACCAGCTAATACTTCAGCAGTTTTCTTTGCTGCTGCCATTCTATCTGATAAGTCACCTGTGGGAGTTATTAAGTCTATAACAGGCTGTATGATCTCAACGAATGCTCCTTTTGTGAGCATCATCTGACGATTTAATTCTTCACTTAGATTAGCAGCCTTCTTTTGTGCTTCGCCAAATGGTGTAAATGCACCGTAAGTCTCTTCGATTTTCTTTACATAACTATCCCAGTCAAATCCACGAGCAGTCTTGCCAAATAACTCATTTGCTTTTGCTGCTTGCTCAGCACCTGGACCCATTGCTGCTAATGCTTTTGCAATGTTATAAAACTGTATGTCTAGAGATGCTGCTGCCAGTGTCTGTCCAGATTGACCAATACTCTGAAAAGTGCCGCGTAATGCATCATTACCTGCTGCCGCGTCACCAACTGCAATCTGCAACTTCTCAAGCATTTTAGTCATGCCGTCGATACTGCCGCTTGAGATGGCTGCTACTGTTTGCATCTCCATCAAACGGCCAATAGTAACACCTAATGAAGATGAAACATCGTTTAATTCATTTGCTGATTCTAATAGCGACCTAGAGAACTCAATTATTCCTGCGCCAACTAATACTTGCGTTAAAGTCTCAAACTTACCATTGAGTGACTCAACTGCTTTTTCTGTCTTAGTTAGTCCACCACTAAATCCAGTCGTGAACTTGTTGGCTGCTACTTCTGCTGCTTTTAGTTTACTTGTATAGTCTGTGTCAACTATACCTAATGATACGGAAATGTCGCTTGCCATTATTTCACCACCTTTTTAATTACTGATTGCACTATCTTTTTAATCTCTTTAATAGTAGGTTCAGTCATACCACGTGGTGCTTGATTACTTGAACCCGCATCAAGTCGTGATGCATAGCCGTATGCTGCTTGAATGACGTCTTGACTATCAAGTCGTGTGTTACGTCGTGCATTACCACTGTGCTTTGGGGTATTTGCTATGAAGATTGGAAGTGCTTGTTTCATCACTTCATGTTTAACTGTCGTTGCGGCAGCTATCTTCTTATGTAATCCTGACAAATCTGTAGTAGTTGCCATAATCTATTGATCCTCTATCTACACTTATTTATTGCTTCTTAGACAGAGCATAAATGGCAGCTAAATCATCAGGCTGCTCTTGTGATGGCAGTGAACCCAAATTGTTCGTCTGATTTTCTCTCTTACGGTTGTAATAACCTAGAGAGTTAGTTAAGTAGTAAAGGTCATTGGTAGTTGCGCGAGCGAGTGCGTCAGATGGTAAGCAGTGATAACGAGTACACAGAGAATCAACCATGAGTACCATCCCCATCTCTTGGGTGCCATCTAGTACCTCACTCGATGTTACTTTCCCAGTAACTCCATCACTTTCGCTAAGATTTTAACACCAAGTGCTGGCTTAGGCATTCTGTTACCGACATAGATTGGTGACCCGTCTTGTTTTAAGACTAGCCCTTGCAATAGGTTGATGGATTCATCTTGATTCTTACCTAGTGATGATGACAACTTAATAAACACGTTAAGTGGTTGGCGGTCCGGTGTGTAAAATACCAGTGACCCGTTATACTCAGCAACTGTTTCTTCGTCGTCGATTTCTACTTTCACCAAAACTGGTTCTACAAATACATCTTCTAAGTTCATGATTTATCTCCTTGTCTGTTAATCATTTCGTTAATGAGTAATAGAAAGAAGTGTAATCGTGATTCGATTTTGTCTGCATCACGGCGTAAGCATCGCATTTCGTTTGTTGCTTTAGCC